TTTTACCGCCGTTGGAGATTGTGATCGTCGTGTTCAAGGCCCCGCCGAGAACCGCTTGGTAAGTTGCTGTTCCGCCGTTGTCCGTGATGACGGGAGCGGAGGTGTAGCCTGCACCACACGCCGTGACAAGCGCACCGACGACTTGACCTGTCGTATTTGCAACGCGGAAGTTAGTACCGTCGGAGTTAATCCAACGGAACGTTGAACCCGCATCGTTTCCAACGTTGCGCCAGATACCCGTAACCGGATCGAACTCTTGCAAAGAAGAGTACAACCCCGTTCCGACACCCCATGACCCCGCAGGAACAAGCTGCGAAGTCGCCGCAGGAAGCGAGATAACCGTGGTGTTCTGCCCTCTAGCCGAGGGAACAACGCCTTGACCGCCGTAAACTAAACCCATGTTTTTATCTCCTTATAGAACTGCTGGAGTTGTTAAAGTGTTAGGCCAGGCCGCACCAGTCAACCCAGTCAAATGCGCACCCGAAGAGGGTTTAGCGCATGCAAGATTCATTGCCGTAATGAGAACACCAATATCGGCGATCTGACCCTGCGGAATTGCGCTTTCAAAACCGCTGAAGACGAACGGAGCATACTCGCTCAGATACATCGCCAAGTAACGAGAGTTAATCATATACATCTCGCCGCGTGGGCAGAAGGGGTCGGGGAAGATGGGCGTATCAAGAACTTTGATCGCTCTAAATCCCGCGTTTACCGCGTCGTCCTTGGCGTAGATAGACTTCGGACGTGTGACGTACATTTCGTAGCCCATGAAATCCGCCATCAAAGTAGCCCAATCGGCAGGGTTCATAACGCCAAAGTCAGGAGATTCGCCACCGGCGCCTGTCGTAACACGCGTAAGCGTAACCGCCATACCCGTCCTGTTGCTAATGCCCGCTGCGTTCGTGATAAGTTGCCCTGTCCACCAAGGAGCCGCTGACCGCGTGATCCCGCCGTACGCAGGAGCGTTCGTTCCGTCGTCGTAAGCCTGCACCAACGAGTCGAGAGCCGTGTTATTGCTGTAGTTATTGGCATATAGCGATTGCGCGATAGCCTGTTTGATAACCGTTGCCGAATCAGACATGACTGCGCGCAGTTTCGGAATAATAACTTCCGAGGATTGAATGAGCGCTTCCATGCCGAAGAAACCGATCGGCACCATGCCAAGTTTGAGATTGAAGGACGCATTCTGAATAGCGGCCTGATCTTCTGGCATCGGGAAGTCGCCAGCAAAAGAGCCCCATGAAAATTGCGTGAAAGACGCGCCCTGCGTCGGGATAGTAATCTGCCCCGCGCCGCCGCGTGCCCGTTGCGCGTTCTGGAGCAAGAGGCTCAACAGAGGATGCGACTGATATATCTGCACGAAGAGCGACGGAATGACCGCCGCGCGCGTGATCGCCGTTAACTGCGCCCCAAGTTGCCCACCGGGAAGAATACCGCTCTGCGCGGGAGCTTGGAAAGTTGAAGGGTATGCCATAGATTAACTCCTGTTTTTAAGCTGCGTCCTGTTGAGCGAAATCGTTGAGCATTTCGACAATTTTCTTGTCGGCCCATCCTTGGGGATCTTTATTAAGAGCGACAATATCAACGTCATCGCTCGCTGAGTTAGACCCGTAAAGATTAATGCTAGAAGGCAGAAGCGCGGAATCCGAAATGGGCTTAGCCTTGCGTTCCTGCGAAGCAACCCAAGCGGCCGCAGATTCGGCATCCGGATTATTCTTCGTCTTCATGCGATCAACAACCTTTTGAAGACCTTCGTCTGTAAAGCCGTAGCTCTTTTTTACGTTGTCAAGCTGTTTTTGAAGCGCACTTTCATCCGCGCTGTCTTTCTGAGCCTTCTCCCAGTTGTCCAACCGGTCGGACAACGATTTATTTGTTTTCTCAGATTCGGCCAATCGAGTCACGAGCGGCTCGGTAACGGTATCGATAACATCAAGCTCGGGGAACTTAGCTTCAGGAATGAGCGCCTTAATTTTACGTTTAACGCTCAGGCCTTCCTTCGGGTCGCTAATCATGCGATTGAGAAGTTCGACGGCCTTGTTCTTTATAGCGAGATCCGCTTCTGAGATTTCAACCATGATTAGCCTTTCGAGCCAGGATTTTGATTACCCACGTGATCGATAGTCATGCCCTGATCAAGAAGCTTGTCGGGCATACCAGAAGCACGCGAACCAATCTCCCCCCGATGAACGTCGACACGCTTCATGATCGGATCTTCGATCTTCGCTGTGTCGAGATAGGGCTTTGGAAAACTCTTGGTGGTTGATTCAGTTAACGGCATTTTCTTTTCCTCTCCATTACGCGGCTGCTGGTGTTGGCGCCGCCGGGGGCGCATTCGGCGCCGCCGGGTGCATTCTGTTCAAAGCTTGCATCGGAGACTGCTGTGAGGCTTGTCTCGCCATCTGAAGCAAGCTCTGTAAGTCGATTCCTTTGTTTCCCTCGTTATGCTCTAGATGCTTCGACACGGAGGTAATTGTCTTTAGTAAATCCGCGTGTAACGGCGAGCCCATAGGAACCAACGGAATCGCTTTTTGTATCATCTCAAGAGCGTTACGAATTAAACTCATCGCCTGAACAGCGTTCCCTTGATTACCTTGCGGAACTGAAGCTCCGCCAACATTCGGCGGCGCTGGAGACAGCGTAGGAGGGAGAGGTGATTCAGGCATATTTCAAAATCCCTGTTTAGAAAAAAGAGCGGGGCGGTTACTACCGACCCCGCCCCTTTCAATCTTACTTGCGCTTACCGCGACCTTTGTGACGCTTAGTCATTGTGATGATCTCCCTTGTTGCCGGAGGGATCTAGAAGCATACCCTCCGAAGGTATTTTCCAAGAACATCCTGGATGCTTAACTCACATCTTAAATCAAGCTGTCGGGATTTACAAGCAGATTCAACGAGATACACCCAGTAGCGGAAGACCGCTCGGGGCTTTTTCTCAAATTAAAAAAGCAAAAAGCTATTTCTTTTTCTTTTTAGCAGCCGCGGCTTCTTCCGGATGCGCTTCTGCAAACGCCGCTTGCGCAATTTCCGATCTAACTAAATCTTCTATCATGGTGTCTTCACCGGGGGGCGACGTGTGAGTAATAAGCTGCTTCTTATCAATCGCTGCGGCTTTGAACAGATCAAACAACAGTCCTCGAGTTTCGTGACTGAAAGCAGGGGATGAGGAATGGCTGTCAACGACTACCTTGCATCTATCCGGGAGCGTCGCAAAAGTAAATTCTATAGGCAACATGCCCTTGACTGGTGGCTCCGCAAGCATAGGATCTAACTCAATCGACGTGTCGATACTTCCTTCTTTCGGCATGACCCACGCCGTCAGTTTTTGACCGTCCTTAGCCTTTAAATAGTCCAGTCCCAAACCTCCCAAAGATTCAACGCTGCGTTCAACGATAAGTGCCCGATCTTTAAAACGCGGCGACGCGTTGCGCGTAAGACTTTCTGAATGCCCTCCTGCGCGTACACCTGATTCTCCGCGGCCTTGCAAAGTTGGCGTAAAGCCCGCCATCTTGTCGTACATCGCTTCCATCTCATGAAGCGATTCCCATAAGCCCTCCGGTAAGGGAGGCGCGAGATCCGTCATCTTGCCCCCCGGAGAAGTATCCGTCATATACCCGCCGGGTTTGTTGTGCTTCGCGTACAGTTGTTGCGTCGGCCCAGCACCACCGGTAAAAATCCTCGGCGGATTCTCTTGTCTACGAAGTAGTTTGTTTATGCCGTCGATGCGTTGGTTGATTGCTAACTGTAGCAGCGCGATATTACATATCTCCGATCTTCCCCAAAAATATCCAGCAAGCTTGTTAGGGCAAATTTCAATAAAGGGGTGGTGCCCTGCTAGAGGATTCTCGCTCGCAGGTGTAAGAACTTTTTGAGTGTTATCGGGGTCAAACGCGTCAGCAATTATGTTTCGATGCCGTATGCTTCCTTCCAACAGAATGTCATCCCCGATTATCTGAAGAACGGTGTAGTCTTTGCGGTCGTCATCTTTCACCCACAGCTCATCGAGCCGTAGCATGCTCGCAAGCGTATCGGGAGCGAGATCCGGGGACGGTCCCCCGAGCCAGTCAACGACGCCTCGATTTTGAGTTTTGCCAGACCCCGCGGCGCGAAAAGGATTTAGCCCGCCAATAATGACCTGCTTCAGAGCCGTGTTTGCATTAGGATTGTTACGATCGTTGGCCGGATGAAGGTACTTCGCCGCTTTTTTCAGAAGCTCTGTTTTCTGCGGGTGGTTTTCCACTAAGAGCGCAAACTGCCCCGGCGTTAAATATGTGCTATGAAAAAACGCCTCTTGCTCGTCCAGCGTCGTAAGATCTTCCCTTAAAACACCCATGCACTCCGGCTGTACAAGATACGGCTCGAAACCAGCCCTCCCCCAAAGAAGTTTTATGAAAGTTTTTCCCTTAACCAGAGACCAAATAACTCCCTCTTCAATCTGCGTATCGACATTACTTCTGCGCAAATAGCTATGAAGCTCCGCCGCCGCCGCGGCGGCTTTCGCTCTATCTGCCGCAGTAGAAGATCCGTACTTTTCAATCCCAAAACGAAGCTCAACAGGGGAATACAAGTACGAAGATAGGTTATCAATATACGCAAACGTTTTCGGATAGACAGCAGGATCTCCTGTTTCCGCGCCTGTCAGATACATGTTCCTGTACACGGATCCGCGGGAGATGCGATTTCCGAGGGAAGAGGAGCACTGGCCAACGATCTCCGAAGCCCACTTAGCAACCCCTGTTGACGGTATTCTCATGCCCTGCCTCTGCTTTCTGCTCTGTGTAACGCGGCAACAGGATCAACATAACTCTTAGGATCCCGCAACTGCCCAGACATAGCGCGCTTCGCAATTTTTGCGGTATCGATTCCCATGTTGTTGCGCCTCTTCCCCCCAAACATATTATCCGCCCGGCTTTGAAGAACGGGCGCTAATTTCGGCGCCATTGTTTCTCCAACACGAACGTTATCTTTGAGATTAGTCATGTGGTAGTCGTGCATAACGATATCCGCGGTTTTATCAACACACTTATTTTTCGTTGCGCTGTCCGTCGGTATGTCGTGCGATATTTTTCCCCTATACGAAATGTTCTGACTTCCACATGAGGGACAATCCCGCAAAAGTGTCTCACCCACATCCTCGTATATCCTAGCAACGGCGTTACAATCCTGGCACTTATAAATCGTATTCGGTGCCGGTCGTTCTCTGCTCGGAGTCTCTGCGTGTTTTTCACTCGACGGAATAGGCCCGTCGCCAAGGCGATGAAACTTCGTCTTCTTATGCGCTTTTTTACACTCCGGACACGGAGGAGACATCAAGTTCGGATTCGTAGTGATCTTGCGAAAAACATTTCCGCAGGAGCATTTGAATGTCATCCGATACCGAGAAAGGTTAGCCATTATCCAACATCCTTATAGTAAATTGGCGAAGGTAAGATATCTTGGTGCGTCAGAGCATTTGTCCATTTTCCGTATATTTTCCATTTAAAATGGCTTAAAACCCGCGTCTTTCGCCAAAAAGCGCGTTCTCCTTCCTCCTCCGTATTCGCCGTAACAAAATACTGTTTTCCTGTTTGTTGTTCCACGGAAAGACGTTTCCAACCATTAGGCAAAACGCCCTCCTCCTCGGAAGCCTTTGTTACTTCTTCCGTCTGAATAGGCTCCGCTCTCTCTTCTACGAGCGTGTTGCCCATAAGAATATCGTCTATGTTTTCCGCAACAGGATCTTCTGCCGGAGTAAAGACGGGCGGGCGTCTTTTTTGTTCTTTGGTCATTTTATCCTCGCGTTAGTTAAAGCCTCTGTCTTGTAGCCACTGCTCTCTCGGAGATAAAGGTTCCTCGTGTTCCGCTTGCCGAGCGAGAAAGTTTATCACAATTTTGTCCACGAAGGCAGAGCCTTTAGTTTTTTCCTCTTCGTTCTCCATTCTCAGCACGGCATCGTAGCTTAAACCCTGGGCAATTAAACTTGGCCTAAACCATTCAATCCAGCCCATATTCGCTAGCGCCGCGCCGAAAACACGATCGTCCTTTGCCCGCCCGGGGGCAGCAATCTCGGAGCCGTCTTGTACCACCGTGAGCATCTCTTCAACAAGCGGCACGCTTCGTAAAAGCATCATTCCCGAAGAGTGGCTATCTTTAATTTGACACATCATGCGCCACTTTGCGTCGTGCGACGACATCCAACCTTTAGCATACCCAGCGCCGATTGAATCAGGTTTGTGATACAGATACCATCTTGCCGTATTCAGAAAGTCATCCCAGTCATAGTCTTTTCTAAGCGTATCTCGATACATGTCCGCGCGCATACGATCCCTTAAATGATCGAACTCCGTCATGATCGCCATGCCTGGCCCGCCCGTCAACTCGATGTTAATCATGCAGTTCTTATAGGCGCCTGCGAGATGCGCAAGAACCCAAGCAGCTTGCCTTGTGTCAACGTCGCTGTCTGCGAACTCCGCTACTTGCACTAACTTATCTGCAAAACAACGCCATACCGATACGCAGGTTCTATCCGCCCAGTCGTTACGTCCCCATGCCGGGTCGCAGCCGATAACGTACTGCGCATTTTCTATCGGATCTTCCCACACCCGAAGCTGTACTTCGTTGATACGCTCTCGTGTCAGAGCTTCCATAACTCCCGACTGAAAGTCGTTCCCTAGAATATACTTATACCCTTTAAACGCTATCGGATCCTCCGGGTTTTGAATGCGCTGTAAATCTTGCTGAAGAACTCTCGTTTGAAAAAACGAGAAACCGGTCATCACAAAAGCCTGGCCTTCCGTCCACGGTTGATTCTGATACAACGTATGGATGTCCACGTCGTCTTGTGCCGCGCGCCAACGATACCAAGCAAGCTGCTCGCGTGTTATAACGTGCCCGTACTGCTCAAACACCGCGTCGATAAGTTCTTTTTCTTCGCCACTCGGTTCTTCTGCGCCGTAAACTGAAAAACGCGGATCCGTATTTTTTATCCTGTTAAGATCCTTAGACCACCAACCCACAAAAACCGTAACGCAGGTATAGGGATCGTTCTTCGCGGCAATCCATAAATCCCGATAGTGATTAAAACCTTTCGCTGTCGATTCATAGATAACAAAACGATTAGGGTGGCTGCTCGCTAACGCCTCCCGAAAGCTGTCAAGACCTTCCTTGCTCCCGTAATTTGCAACCTCGGTACAATGACTGAAAACGTATCCCTGTCCTTCGCCCCACGTTTTTTTATTTCGCGTGCCCGCGACGAGAAGATCAAGACGAGATCCGTTACTGAACGTTAGAAAATTTCTATTGTCGTCAACGATCGTAAAACTTTTTCCAAAAAACGCTTTCGGAACACTCTCGATGTACCGCCGGATAGCTCTTCGATTGGCCTCTGCGTTTTTAGGCGTGTCCGAAACGAGTGCCCCGATAGTACCCTCGTACATCGCAAGCCAAAACACGTCAAAGACCAGAGACAACGTCGTGAGCCCGACTTGACGCGACTTCAAGCAGTAAAAAATTCTCTTGCCTTCATCGAGCCCTTTACAGACAGCTTCCAGAAACCTTTTCTGCGAGCCCCACAAAACAAGTTTAGACCCGCGTGCGTCCGCAGCAGCAACTTCTTTGCTATCTATGCGCAGCAAAGAGATGAACTTCGTGAATACCTCGAGCCAACGCTCAGATTTTTTTTCACTCGAAGGCATCAGTCTTTACCCCTTGCCAAGCGCTTTAAACCGTTCAAGAAAGAGATCTCACTCTTAAAACCCAAATGCTGCTCTGCCTTATGTGATTCCGCAGCCCACTTCTCCAGCGGCGCGCGTGAATCAAACTGCGCCTCTTCCCCTATCTTGAATACTCTCTTAGCATACTTTGCTATCTCTCCCAACGTCCTTACGTCTCCTCCGATGTTAAACGACTCTCCGTAGTGCTCCTCCTTCAAACCCAACGCCGCGTAGACAAAAGCTCGGCAAACATCCTCAACATGAACGAAGTCGTAACAAGAATGCTCATTCTTGAAAGAAGGAAACCGGCCTTCTCTTCCCTCCCTGACCAGCACTGAAGCTAAACGAGACGGTTTATCGCCCGCGCCGTAGACGTTGTAAAAACGTAAATTCGCTACGCGCTTTCCTAGCGTTTTACCATAAAACCAAATCAAACTCGAGGCTGCTGCCTTAGACGCCCCGTACAAAGAGGTCGGTTTAAGCACTCGATCCTCTTCCTTCGGACCGACAAGAGCGTCCCCGTACTCCGCGGCGCTACCCGCTTGAATAAAAACGGAGCACCCGTTTTCAAAAGCGTGCCGCAGGGATTCTTCTACAAACGAAAAATTAGCGTCAAAAAAATCTTTCACGGTGGGTTGCCCTATCCCAACGCCTTGCCCCGCGCAATTAAAAATTGTTTTCGGCTTCTTCTCCTCTATCACCTCTTTCGAGTCGTGTTTGGTATTGAAGTAAACATCCCGCCTTTCTTTTTTCAGAAAAGACACCAAGTGCCCTCCGATAAAACCCGTACCGCCGAGCACAACTACCGGCCCTTCGAGTTTCTTGATTAAGCTTTCCATTCTTGCGTGTCCTTTACAAACGCCCTGAGTTGCTCTTCGAAACGGATATCCCAACTGACAAGATCCGCGCTTATGCCCGCTCGATCCTCGAACTCCTCGGGTCGTTTTCCGTTCCAAAAATCCGTGACAACGGGAAAAACAGGGCACCCACACATGCGTGCCTGCACCTCAACTTCCGTACGCTCATACAAATAACATATCTCTGCCTCACGGAGCATTTGAGCAACTTCACTCGGAGTCCCTTCTAACTTCTTGGCTTCCGACGTAAGAGGAAGGAGCGCATTTTTATAAATCTCGTTATACTTGTGCGCATAATAAACAGCGCCAGAACGCTTCTCGGTTACGCTAGGATAAAAAACACGAGGATCAAAAGGAGGAAGACACAACACCGGCTCCGCGAGGTCTTTCACATACCCATAAACTTTGTCCTTCTCTGAAAACTCTTTATCGCCCCCGTACGCCCCCGCCGGTGCGAGGAGATACCTCACAACTTTCTTCGATTCGAGCGGATTACCGCGGACGATATCCGGATACACCACAACGTAATCTAATCCGGCGTCAAGAAAAGCGACCCAGTCATTCATTACCTCCATAGCGAGAGGAGTGTTCAGTTCAGGGTTTCGAGAGAAGCGCGGGGTCGAAGGAAATAAGTACGCTCTCTGCCCGCTTTCATTCAGCGCGTGGCAAAGTAAGTGCAGCACGCGCACGCCCGAAGACTTGTGGGTCCAGCCCGGCGAGAAGATGAAATACGGAACCTTACTAGGAGGAAACAAATCAAAAGCCATTATGCGCCCTTTCCACAAATCAGATATAGGCTTGCGCACAACTGCGGATGCCTCTCGCTAAGTTGATAGCACGCTTCCATGTATTCTTCCGTAATGACCTCTTTCTTTTCCATCAAAAGATCAAACTGGTAGTTCGCCAACGCCTTGAAGAAAAGACCGCCTGCGTTCTGTATAGACAATCCCGCCTCGAGGGCTTCACGTCCCAAAGCGCCTGCGGTATACGTTCGCCTGTGCCCGTGCGTATACTCTCCTTCCGTAACGCCCGTTTCTTTTTCCAACAACCCCATCTTGACCGCGACCTGCCGGGACGGGGCGTACGCGTTCGGAACAAGGATAAACGCCCACCCGTTAAGCGAGAGCCAGCTCTTTATTCGCCGGAGCACAAGACCCGGATCTTCCGTGTGCTCCAAAACATTTATAAGAAAAATAGCGTCATACGTCCCCTCAAGTTCCACCGTCTCGATATCGCCCTGTAAAACTTTAGCCCGGCCGCCGACGCGAACACTCGTAAACGCGGCCATGTCCCGCGAGCCTTCCACAACCGTTATGTCCTTAAAAAAAGGAAACAAGCGCCTTGTGAAATCCCCCTTGTGACACCCGAGCTCTAAAGCTCTGCCGCCGCTAAAATACGGGCTAAAAGTTCGTATCGCGTACCCGCGGATGCGAGCGTCGAAATCGTATGAATACTTCTTTCCCTCTATGTCTTTAGCCTCTTCGTCGAAGTTTCTCATTTCAACACCGTCTGTAAAAGGTACTGCATGTTGTCCATTTTGTAGAGCATCTCCTCTTTGCTATCAAACTGAAGTATGGCCGTACCTATCGCGCAGCCGGAGTGCGTGTACGGACTCACTGTCGCCCCTTTTTCCACAAACATATTAAAGTCCACAACGTTGTTCTTCAAAGCGCTCGCTACGTACAAACGATCGAAACTGCCGTGCGTCGTTGAATGAATCATATACGACGCCCAGAACCCCTTGACAGGCGCCATACGCAGATCGCTACAGTCCTCTCCTAAAGCTGCCTTGATAACGTAAGCCGCTTCGTCGACGCCCGTTGCGTACTTGATTACCTCGGGTATAAGGCACCCTCCGGCGCGCGGCCCTATCTCCATGAGATATATCCGGCCTTCCTTATCAAGCAGAACATCTAAATTTATCGCGCCGTTCTCTAGCCCTATCGCGTCGATCGCGCGCTGTACCTCGTTGTGAATACTTTGCTGTGTGCCCTCGGACAGAACCGAAGGAAAACTTTCGCCGATGGGAACAATCGCCTCGCTCGAATCAAAATGCTCGTTAGCAAAGCACCTAAAAACGAGCCGGCCGTTTACTACAAAACCATCTCCCGCGACCTGATACCCCGCGCGCCGAACGAAAGACTCGACGAGGACCTCCCCCGAACGCGCAAACTTCTTTGCAAGAGAAATAGCCTCGGGCATATCCTCCTCCGCCCGGACGATCGTTACGCCCTTACTCCCGGACATGTCCGTTGGCTTTACAACGACAGGGAATCTGTGCTCCTTTTTATCGTCCGGGGCGTAAAAAGCTGGCGTATTAAATCCGTTCTCCCACAAAAATCTCCGATACTTATTCTTATGCGTGAGAACGCCAACCGCCTCCGGTTTATTTCCTGGTAAGCCCAACTGCTTTGCAATCTCCGCCGCGGACAGCGCCGCCGGATCTGTGGCGTAGGCCACCACGGCATCGCAGCCCGTATCTCTGGCCACTTGAACGCCCGCCTCGGTATTCGTTGTGCTCACGCGGTAAAACTCATCCGCGAAAGAAACGCCCAAAGCCTCCGGAGAAAAATCGCACACCACGACCGTGTGCCCTAACCTTTTCGCCGTCTTCAAGACGCCTATTTGCGAGGCGCCTCCTCCGAGGAACAAAACCTTACTCATGCCCGCGCGCCTCCTGAACAGCCTCGACGATCCTCTCCAGCTCCGCATCCGTCGTGTCGATCGAATACGGCAAAAACACAACTTCTTTCGCCAGAGCCTCCGTAACAGGGAGCGGCTCCTTCTCGCAGCGCGCGTACGCGCCGTACCTGTGAACGCCGTCCCCGTATACTTTTCTCGAAGCTATGCCTTGGGAGACCAAAGACTCCCTCACCCTTTCCCCTTCCGGAAGTCGCAGGCAGAAGACCGAACCGACCCACGACAACGAGCTCAACGGCGTTGTGTGCGACAGCGAGCCAAACGCCGCAAGGTACTTCCTCTTCAAATCGAGCCAAGCGTTACGTTTCCACGCCCAGTTATCCAGCTCCGCAAGCCCAAGGGCGGCGCCATACTCCGACAGCTTCCCGTTTATGCCCGTGAGCGGAACCGCGCGATCGTCATCGATCCCGTGATTAACAAGCGCTCTCACCCTACCCACGAGAGCCTTATCTGTTGACAAAACAAGCCCTCCTTCCCCCGTGGAAAAAACTTTCGTCGCATGCGTTGATATCACAATGGGCGCCGCGCCGGCCTTGCTCTGCCCCGTAAAAAACGCATCGAAACCGCCGGCCGCGTCTGTCATCACCTCGTCTTCATATCTCACCGGTGCTCCAAAAGGAGCGACCACGATATCCGTATCCGGTGGCGTCCAGTACATTTCATCGACGTCCGTTAAGGACACGCTAAGCCCCGCGGCGCGCGCAGCATTGGCCGTCGCAACAAACGTCCACGACGGTAAAAAAACCTCCCCGTGGATCTCTTGCGCAAGCAAAGCCGCAGTCATGCCAGAAGTGCACGACGACGTAGCGGCAACATAACACTGAAACACTTCCGATAACCTCTGCTCGTACTCCTGAACAAGGGGTCCGTAGTTCGTATACCAGCGGTTCTCGTCAATGCGCGAAAGATACGGCATCAACATCTTCGCCGGGGGCAGAAGAGGCCGTCCCATAGGAATACCGTTCATTCGCTCCTCGCTTTCTTCACCCGCAGAACGACATCCTTGAACTTGTACCGCATCCAACTTGCGTAAATCTGATAGTCAATGTCCTTCCGCGATTCGCCGAGAGCGTACGTCTCATCCCTTTCTCCCTTGCCAAAATAAGGATGACGATGATCGACCTTCACCTCCGGTACAAAAACTTTCCGGCAAGCGCCCGCCTTTGCGAGCGACTCCCACATATCGTCCAAGCCGTACCAGTGCCAGCACTCCGGGATGGCCAGATACCCGACCGCGCGCGCTAACTTTCCGCCGATCACGAGAGCGCTTTGCGCGCGCTCTCCCCTGTGTACGCCGTCATCACCGTGCGCTATGTCCCAAGCCCCCGCAGCGGATATCAGCTTTTCCTCAAAATCTGTCGTCTCAACAAACTCATCGTCCCCCACAAAACCATACCAGGGTTCGTTCGGGAAATCCGCGAGAACGGCATTTAGCGCGCCCAACGCCCCTATGTTTTTATCTTCAACAAGTAAAAGCCAGTTGTCCGGTATCGAAGGAAATACCTCATCCCAATACCGCTTCGCGTTTTCTTTCCCATTAACAAGTACAACTCCGCGCGCTGCCGCGCCTCTCTGCACCAGGCGCTGCACTGCTTGCGCGCACTGCTCGGGCCTATTCAAAGTCGGGAGGATCCACATCCTACTTTCCTTTTCTAAAAAGTTTTTCGCTAAGGGGTCTAAGGCCGGCGTCGATCGCCGCGAGCGCCCAGTCAAGAAGAAGGGGAATGATAACCGGCTCGTCTTTGTCCACACGAGATTCTTTCTCGTAGTTACGTACCGAGCCTTCGGAGATGCCTAGATGCTCAGAAAGTTCCTTCTGGCTCCAAGAAAGACGCTCGCGCAAAGTGCGAATCATTTTACCTGTGAGCTTTGAAGCTATCATTTCTGGCCTTTTTGCGGGAGGCGAGGGGCTGTTTTATCAAGGGTTAGGTTTGGTGTCAATACCTAGTAGCGCAGGGCTTGATTTTTTTGGGGAGGAAAGGGAAGGCGCGCCCCGATTCGAGTCGCGCTGCGTCCAGAGGCCGGAAATTAACTATTTTTTTCAAAAAGTTAAAAGCTAAAAATTAAAAACCAGCCCTCTATATCTTGTGTCCCTCACTATCGCATAAGACCCATTATGTTAAATGTTAACATCAACTTTATTGTTTATAATCAAAGGCTTATAATTTTTTGAAGTTATCCACAAAACAAACCGCTGGTATCATTGCTCGAAAGTAATCGCCTCGAGCCTTAACCAACAGCTTTTAAACACAAGATGTAGATTCAATCAACGAGCCAG